CCTATCACCCAGAACATCCGTAAACTCTGGGCAAAATACGAAGTATAAATATGACCTCCCTTCTAAATAATTAGACGGGAGGTTTTTTATGGCAACGGCATCTGTAAATCCACCATCAACTCAGGGCTCTACAGCATTGTCTTGGTCTCAAATTACCAAGAGATACAATGATGTAATAGATGAGATTTTTACTAGGTGTAAGCATAAGCATCCTTTCGTTTTGCTTGCTAAGCATAGTGATTCGGATGATGGTGTCTACATTTACTTCACTCAAGTGTATTTGATGGTTCCTATGTGGAACTCTCAAAAGAAAAAATGGGAAAAATTTGAGACTGAACGGTTTGATTTGGGTGGCGGTGGTATTGGTAGTGTTTCTAAATTTAAAAAACTGATCGAACAACGTACTGGAATTTCTCCAACAAACATAGCAAGACCTGGAGTGGCAGGTGCTGGAGCACCGCCGTGGAACAAAGCACCAATCAAAGTTCAGTTTGCCACATCAAAGTCTCCAACACTTGCTAGAACTATCAATAGTAGTTGGATACTCAAGGACGGAACAATTTATGGTAATAGTAATCAAGGTCTAGGTGGCAAACCTCCAAAGGGAACTATTAGATCTGTCAAGTGGGGTAAGTTAGCATTTCTATCTGAAGAACTTGGAATCAACTATGATCTAAATTATCCTACAGCAACAGAGGATGGTGAGTCTGCTTTCATCTCAGACTTCAATAGTCAGTTAGAACAGATTGCTGGTGCTAATGGTGGTCGTGGACTTGACATGAAGATTGGTAATACTGTTTATCAAAATGTTATTGGAGTAAACAAGGTTGCTGGCACAGGTAAAGCGGACTTGGTATTTGTTGCTCTACAAAATAGACAACTTGTAGAAGTTTGTTGGGCTTCTCATAAGAAAGGATCTCAGGCAAAAGATTTTGGACAGTGGGGCGGTATGACTCAGTTGTATAAAACTGATAGAACTGTAAAGGCATTTGTTGACTACATGAAAGAAATTGTTGGCATTGGAAACATTATTGACTTTACTAAGTTTGATTCTGGTATTACTATTGGAATGAAAATTGGTGGTGCTACTCATGCAGACTTAAGAAAGTATGCTGTGTATGGTCCTAAGCACTCTGGTCCTTTTGGAAAAGAGAAATGTAACGTAGTTCTTCAGGGAGATCCAACCATCACTTATGGTAGGTCTCACTCCACACTTTCTATGAGTGGACACTTGACAAACTTTCCCACTGAAATGACAGGACCTTTTGAACCCGTGCTAATGTGTATCAAGAAAGCATCAACAGCGAACATTCTGAAAGGTGAAGGACGTGCTGACATGGGAGTTCAAGGTGCTCGCTTCTCTGTTTTTCCTTATGGTGAGAAAACCCGTGTAACACACTGGGTAGAAAAAGATTCTGATGGCAACCTCTTTCTCTCAACACCTGTAATCTAATGGCAGCAAATCTTCACTTAGAACACGCAGAAGACCTCATGCTCATGATGGGGAAAAAGGGAGTTGATGAAGCTTTTGAGTACATCGACGATCTTACACATACATTTTCTTCTGCTCCAAAAGGAAACAGTAAAATTACTACCAAGTGGGATGGTTCCCCTGCTATTTTCTGTGGTTATGATCCTGCTGATGGAGCATTTTTTGTAGGTAAAAAGAGTGTCTTTAATAAAACTCCTGGGATGTACAAGTCTGAAGCAGAGATTATGGGAGATACTAAGGCTGCCTCAGATCTTAAAAAAGCATACATGGCGTTGTGGAAAGGGTTTAAACCACTGTATGATTCTGGACAATTAAAAGATGTTATCCAAGGAGACTTTCTTTTTCATAGGAGTAGTAGGCAACTTGTTCGTGATGTACATGGTGAAAATTGCATCATGTTTAAACCTCAATTGATTAGTTACTGTATTCCAGATCATGATGAACTCTATGACAAAGCTAAAAACTGTGATGCCTGTGTAGTAATTCATGCAAAGTATCCTGCTAATAGAAATGCTAAAACTATTCATGATTTAAATGTTAGTTTTGGATTTGATGCTTCGCATCTTTCTACAAAAGAGATGTTGATTCTAACTCCATATACATCTGAGTTAGGATCTGCAATGGTTCTTACACCTACAGAGAAAGCATCCATTAAACGTTCAAGGAGAGCAGTTAGCACTCTTGTTACGAGATGTGCTAAGTTCTTAGATACTATTGCTGATAACTATGATGACTCTTGGGATCATGCATATTTTATTAAACAGTATTTTAATGCTCGGGTAAGAGAGGGTCAAGTAGTTAATAGTGCTAGTAGATTTTTTAATGACTACTGTGATTATTATGAAGGAAAACTGAGAGCAAAATACACTAGTCTAAAGCAACCTCCTAAGATTGCTGAGTGGAAAAATAAATTCTATAAAGGATATGAATTTCTCCAGAAGAATAAAGCGGAGTTTATAGCGATGGTTGGGATATATAATAGTATCCAAAACATCAAAAGTATTTTTATTCCTAAGTTTGAATCTGGTGAACGATTTAAAACGTTCTACTACAATGAGTCTGATGGAACTTATGAAGTGGGGAATCAAGAGGGGTATGTCGTCGTTAGGGATTCCTCTAGAGCGGTCAAAATTGTTCAACGCCTTGGTGGTTTCAGTGAAAGAAACTTTAACGAACAGAAGAAGTGGGCTAAGAAATGAAGAGAGTAGTAGTTGCCTGGGGAAGATTCAATCCCCCAACAATTGGTCACCAAAAGTTGATGGATATTACCAAGGCAACTGCTGGGATGGATGATTTCTTTATCTATCCTACACATTCTTTTGGTGGCAAAAAAGATGATAATGGTTTTAAGTCAAATCCATTGCCTGCCGATAGAAAAAATTATTGGTTGACGAAGATGTTTCCTCAGTATTCAACAAATGTTGTTTATGATACTAATATCAAAACAATTATTCAATTGTTCCAGAGGTATCAGGGTGAGTATGATGACATTGTTCTTGTGGCTGGAGATGATCAATTTGAAGGATACAAATCAATGGTTTCTAAGTATAATGGTGTAGAATATACATATAGAACTATTGAATTTGTAAATGCGGGAAAGAGAAATAAAGAAGCGGGAGGTGCTGAAGGCATGTCTGCTACTAAAATGAGATACGCTGCAGCAACAATGAATATCGGTGCCTTCAAGAAAGGTATGCCTAGTACACTAAATGATAGAGATATCAAAAATCTAATGGGTGAGGTTGTAAAAGGATTGAAATGAAAGATTTTAAAAAACTACGCGAAGAAGCACTGCGTCAACAACAACGTCAGCAGGAAGTATTCAAAGAGGGTGATGCTGTAATGTCTTCTCGCACAGGAGATAAAGGACACATCCACAGAGTTGGTGGTAATTATGCTATTGTTATTTCTGAGGAAGGAAATATGTTCCGTGAGTGGATTAAGAATATTAGATCTATAAATAATACCAGAAGAACTTCCCTGTTAAACGATGAATTACCAGAAGCCAATTAATAGTGTTAACTCAAACGATTCATTTTCGTCTGGGTTGATGGAACAGTATGGCAAGTGGATGGAAGGTGACTGCTTCCAGAATACTGAGATGCCTGAGTTGCACCTATCAGAAGCACCTTTCGATGGTATGGATCCTCAGTCTCATGGTGCTGAGATTAAAGATACTACTAAAGTAAAAAAAGAAGTTAAGAAAGAGAAGTCCGTTGCTGAGTCGGAAGTTCTTGAGCGTGAGGAATATGAGATTGATGGTGAGACTTATGTAATCGAGAAGGCAAAGGGTCTCGATGGTAAGGCTTGCTGGAAGGGATACAAGCTTGCTGGTACTAAGAAGAAGGGTGGCAAGACCGTTGACAATTGTGTCAAGGCAGGTGACGAACTAGTCCATGACGGTGAAGAGTTGGAAGAGAAGAAGTTAGATGCTGTTAATCATGCTGAACTTAAGGGTAAGCATTCTGAGCGTAAAGATAAGGACATCGACAATGATGGTGATGTAGATAAGTCTGACAAGTATCTTCATATGCGTCGTAAGAAAGTTTCTAAAATTATTGGAATGAAGGGAAAGAAATGAAGACATTTAAGGAACTTCGTGAAGAGTGTGGGTGTAAAGATAAAGAACGTAAAGCAAAGAAGAAAAAGTCTGGTAATGTAGAAGTCATGCCTACCATCAACGATGGTCAAAAGGGTATGACTACTAAACCAACTAACGAGTCTGTATTTGCTGGCAACTATCAGGGTCCTCTCTATGCTCCACATCCAGATTTAGTTAAGGAGGTTGCACCTCCTGGAAAAAAGTATGAGAGGATGGTTAAGCATATCAAAAAAGGATATGCTAAAGATGGCAAACTATCCGATGATGAAAAGTCCATTGCTTATGCTACCGCTTGGAAACATAAGAACAAGAAAGAATCATTTGAAGGTGGTGTAGCAAAAGCACGTCGTGATCATAGATCTGGCACGTTACTAACCTTCAAACAGTTCTTGTCAAAGTTGACAGACATTTTAGATGAGTGGGAGAAATAAATAGTATGGCTCATTGAGGGTCATACCATGCTCGCATTTCTACTTCCACTAGCATCCAAAATTATTTCAGACGCTGTTGCTAAGCTTCCTGACGACGAGGAACTTGGTGAGAAGCTAGTTGAAATTTGCCTAATTATTCTCGGCAAGGCAGTCAAACTAACCAAGACTGATATGGATGATAAGCTCCTAGCAGTTGTCGAACAGGCAATTCAGAAGCGCGAAGAAGCCTGAGAATATAAATAAAAATTAGGAAAATAGTTTATCAACTGGAGTACGTATCCATGTCCTTGTATAGTCGTGCTGAAAACGAAGCACAATCAATCAAAGTTCTAAACACTACTGAGAAGGCTTCCGTTAAGAAGTACGAATCTGACGGGACGCTTGTAGCACATGATGGTAATACCAATGCCACCTCTGGTGCTGAAGGTTCTGCAGCAATCGCAGCAAGAGCAATCTTCGTCGATGCTACAGAAGCAGGTTTAGCAGAAAACCAAGAGCGTGGTCTAAATGCTCCTGGTTGGTGGCAGTATACTTCTTATACTGACGCTTCTGGTGCTACTCGCCATAAGGCAGTTCACCTAGCAGCATTCAAGTCTGCTCCTGCTAATACTGCTGACTCTGACGATTCCCTTGCTGCTGACGTAGCATCTTCCGTAACCATTACGGTTCAACCTGCTAACTCCACATCTTCCTCTGGTGCTGGTACTTACACCCTCACCACTACAACAACTGGAACACCTGGAGCACTTGTATATCAGTGGCAGCGTCAAACTGCAGGTGGCAAGCGTTGGTCCAATATCACTGCTTCTCTTGACACAGGCATCACCTACGCAGACTTCACTACAGCAACTCTTGCTTACAGTGCTCTCGCTTCTGATGCTCTTGATGGAACTAAGTTCCGTGTTAAGGTTACTTCCGCTGGTGGTACTGAAGAAGTAATTTCTGATGGTGCTGCAACACTAACCTTCGGTTCATGATCTGAATGAATTTTACTGAATTGACGCCAGACAACTGGCTCTTCTTTGCTATTCAAAATTACAACAACCCGTCGTCCGTTACTTATTCAGACTTTGAAGAAGACTTAAAGAGATTTAAGTACATCAAACGACTGCTTAAGAGATACGAGACGACGGGTGAGTTGAAAACACATCTAATTCTAAATCATGTGATTGTATTGTATAATGTGTTTAGTGACGCAGCAACTCCGTTGTTGTTTTACAAAACTGAAGCAACATACTGGCGTCAAATTAAGGCGTTTATGATGTTTCTAAATAGATTACCACCTTCACTTACCGAGGATGTTGACGAAGAATGTCTAAAGAGTCTGAATCTAATTTAAACGAA